AAAAGCTTTATAATGATTCAGATGTTAGAAGACGAAACCGTAATGGACAAACAAAGTCTGGTTTATATTCTTTGTTTATACCAATGGAATGGAACTTTGAAGGATTTATTGACAGATACGGACGCCCTGTATTTAATAACCCAGATCATGATGTATACGGACCAGACGATCAATTAATTGACGTCGGCGTAATAGATCATTGGGAAAATGAAGTTGACGGTTTAAAAGATGACCAAGATGCTTTAAATGAATTTTATCGACAGTTTCCAAGAACAGAAGAACATGCTTTTAGAGATGAGACGAAAAATAGTTTGTTTAATCTAACTAAAATATACGAGCAAATAGATTATAATGAAGGCAGTAGAAGCTCAGGAGTGGTGACAACTGGATCATTTCAATGGATTAATGGAATTAAAGATACTAAAGTAGTTTTTAATCCAGATCCTAATGGTAGATTCAAAGTTAGCTGGGTTCCAGATAGAAATTTACAAAACCGAGTAATACTTAAAAATGGAATTAAATACCCAGGCAATGAACATATTGGCGCTTTTGGCTGCGATAGTTATGATATTAGCGGTACTGTGGATGGTAGAGGATCCAACGGATCTCTTCATGGACTAACTAAATTTAGTATGGAATCAGCCCCGGCAAATACGTTCTTTTTAGAATATATTGCAAGACCACAAACCGCTGAAATATTTTTTGAAGACGTGCTAATGGCGTGCGTATTTTACGGTATGCCAATATTAGCAGAAAATAATAAACCAAGACTTTTGTATCATTTTAGAAAAAGAGGATATAGAAATTTTAGCATGAATAGACCAGATAAAGTTTGGAATAAATTATCTGTAACTGAAAAAGAAATTGGTGGTATACCAAACTCTAGTGAAGATATAAAGCAAGCTCACGCTGCGGCGATTGAAATGTATATCAACGATCACGTTGGGCATTTAAAAGACGGGACGTATGGTACAATGTATTTTAACGAAACATTAAACGACTGGGCTAAATTTGATATAAATAAAAGAACTAAGCACGATGCTTCTATTAGTAGCGGCTTAGCGATAATGGCGTGTAATAGACATTTATACACTCCGGTGATGAGAAAAGAAAAATCAAAATTAAACGTAAGCATAGCTAAGTACAATAACAATGGTTTTGCTTCACAAATAATAAAATAATATGGCTGATATTAGCACGAGAAATTATTTTCCTAGTCAAGTAGTTAGTGATTTAGAAAAAATAAGTTACGACTATGGTTTAAAAGTAGCTAAGGCTATAGAAAACGAGTGGTATTCTGATAACCAAGGAAAATTAGGTAACAACTTTAGTTTATATTTTCAAAACCAAAGAAATTACCATAATCTTAGATTGTACGCAAGAGGAGAACAGTCTATTCAAAAATATAAAGATGAATTATCAATTAACGGTGATTTATCTTACTTAAACTTAGACTGGAAACCTGTACCTATTATACCTAAATTTGTAGACATCGTAGTCAACGGTATGTCTGAAAGAGTTTACGATATAAAAGCTTATTCACAAGATCCTTACGGTGTTGCAAAAAGAACTGAGTATATGGAAGGTATACTTAGAGATATGAAGACTCGAGACTTTAATGATTTTGTTAGCGGAGCGTTTGGTATTAATATGTACGAAAATGACCCTAATACTCTGCCTGAAACAGAAGAAGAATTAGCCTTACATATGCAGCTTACATATAAGCAAGCGGTGGAACTTGCAGAAGAGCAAGCGCTAAATGTTTTGATGAACGGTAATAAATATGATCTTATTAGAAAAAGATTTTATTATGACTTAACTGTTTTAGGTATTGGTGCCGTAAAAACAGAGTTCAATACATCAGAAGGCGTAGTAATAAAGTATGTTGATCCAGCTGATTTAGTATATTCTTATACAGAGTCTCCATACTTTGATGATATATATTATGTTGGTGAAGTAAAAAATATTCCAATAAATGAATTGGTTAAAGAGTTTCCTCATTTACAACAAGAAGAATTAAAAAATATTGTAAAAAGTTCAGGTTATCAAAGAATAGATAATTATTCTGCATACAACGAAAACGATACAAATAAAGTGAGAGTTTTATATTTTAATTATAAAACTTACATGAATGAAGTATATAAGGTTAAAGAAACTGCAACTGGCGCTGAAAAAGCAATAGAGAAAGATGATACTTTTAATCCTCCATCTGACATGGAGGCTAACTTTACGAAACTTCAGAAACAAATAGAAGTATTATACGAGGGCGCTTTAATACTTGGCACAGATAAATTGCTTAAATGGGAGCTTTCTAAAAATATGATGCGACCAAAAAGTGATTACACTAAAGTTAAAATGAACTATAGTATTGTCGCTCCAAGAATGTATAAAGGTCGTATTGAATCTTTAGTTAGTCGTATCACTGGTTTTGCAGATATGATACAGCTTACACATTTAAAGCTACAACAAGTTATGTCGCGTATGATACCTGATGGTATTTATTTAGATGCTGATGGTTTAGCTGAAATAGATTTAGGCAATGGAACAAACTACAATCCACAAGAGGCTCTAAACATGTTTTTCCAAACGGGTTCTGTTATTGGTAGATCAATGACAGCTGATGGTGATATGAATCCAGGGCGAGTACCTATTCAAGAAATAAGAAGTGGTAATGGTGGTCAAAAATTACAAAGTTTAATAGCTAACTATAACTATTATCTACAAATGATTCGTGATACGACGGGGCTTAACGAAGCTCGTGATGGATCAACTCCAGATAAAAACGCTTTAGTTGGTATACAAAAAATCGCAGCGGCAAACTCAAACACAGCAACAAGACATATACTTCAAGCTGGATTATTCTTAACAGCAGAGGTTGCAGAAGCGTTATCGTTAAGAATATCTGATATAATAGAATATTCTCCAACTAAAGATGCATTTATACAAGCTATAGGAGCTCACAATGTAGCTACACTTGAAGAAATGTCTGAGCTACACTTGTACGACTTTGGTATATTTATTGAGCTTGCTCCAGATGAAGAAGAAAAAGCTTTACTAGAGAACAACATACAGCAAGCGCTATCTCAAAAAAATATAGATCTTGAAGACGCTATAGATCTTAGAGAAATAAGAAACATTAGCTTAGCTAATCAATTATTGAAAATAAGAAGAAAGCAAAAACAAGCTAGAGATCAACAGCTGCAAGAAAGAAATATTCAATTACAAACTCAATCTAATACTCAAGCCGCTCAAAACGCAGCTCAAATAGAAATGCAAAAGAATCAATTGATGACTCAAAATGAAGCTCAGTTAGAGCAGTTGAGGACTCAATTAGCTGTTCAAAAGCTTCAACAAGAAGCTGAAATTAAGAAACAGCTAATGCAAGTAGAATTCAACATGAACATGCAGTTAAAGCAAGCTGAGGTTGAAGGTATGAAGTCTAGGGAAAAAGAAAAAGAAGATAGAAAAGATGAAAGAACTAGAATACAAGCCTCGCAAGCTAGTGAACTTATAGATCAAAGAAAAAGTGGCTCTGCTCCAAAGAAATTTGAATCTGCTGGAAATGATGTTTTAGGTGGATTTGATTTAGGTGGATTTGAACCTAGATAATTATTAATTTATATTTTATATTATGGAAAACAAAGAAGAGAAGACTATAGATAATATAGTTGAAAAACAAAAGATTAAAAAACCAAGAATTAAAAAAACCACAAACCAAAGTGATGTAGTAAAAGTAGACCTTAGTAAACCTGTAGTTGAAGAAGATGTGATTAAAGTAGATTTAACAAATGCCAATAAAGAGCAAGAAACAACAGACGTGGCTGCAGATCAACAAGCCGGAGTTGTACAAGAAGTGGTTGAAGAAGTATCACAAGGGAAAGAGACCGTTCAAGATGAACAACCCGCTCTTGAAGAAGTAACTTTAGAAGAAGTTTCTGAAGAACCTAACGAAGCTTTAAAAGAACTTGTTGAAGAGGTTGAAGAAGCTCAAATTGAGGCAGAGTCTACAGGAAAACCATTACCAGAGAATATCCAAAAGTTAGTAGACTTTATGGATGAGACTGGTGGGACAATAGAAGATTATGTAATGTTAAATCAAGATGTTCAATCACTAGATAACATGACAGCTCTTCAAGAATATTATAAAAGAACAAAGCCACATTTGTCGGCTGAAGAAATAGACTTTATGATGGACGATAAATTCAACTACGATGAAGACGTAGATGATGATCGTGAAATAAAAAGAAAAAAATTGGCATTCAAAGAGCAAGTTGCAGAAGCCAAAGCCTACTTAGACGGGCAAAAGTCTAAATATTATGATGAGATTAAAGCAGGATCACGCTTAACATCTGAGCAACAGAAAGCTTGGGACTTTTTTAATCGATATAATAAAGAATCTGAAGAGACTAGAAAAATAGCAGATAAAGCTAAACTTACGTTTCAAAGAAAAACTGATAAAGTTTTTAACGACAAGTTCAAAGGTTTTGAATATAATGTCGGAGACAAAAAGTATAGGTTTAATGTTAAAAATGCTGAAGAAGTTAAGACAACTCAAAGCGACATTAATAATTTCGTCAAAAAGTTTTTGGCAGAAGATAATACAATGTCAGACGCAGCAGGTTATCACAAATCTTTATTTACAGCAATGAACGCGGATGCTATTGCTAAACACTTTTATGAACAAGGAAAAGCTGACGCTTTAAAGGACAGTGTTGCTAAAAGCAAGAATGTTAGCATGTCAGCAAGACAGGAACACGGGGTATTCGAAGCCGGTGGAGTTAAAGTAAAAGTGTTAGGGCAAAACTCTAATGATTTAAAATTTAAGTTTAAAACAAAAAAATAATTTATTAACAATTAAAAATTTAAAATTATGGCAATTTCAAACCCTGGTGGTTTATTAAACAGTACTCCTGGTCCAATCCAGCAAGCTACTGCTTTAAACTACTTAGATTTAGCGTCTACACCTGGACAAGCCTGGGCGCAACAATATGTTCCAGATTTGATGGAAAAAGAAGCTGAAGTTTTCGGACCAAGAACTATTTCAGGTTTCTTATCTCAAGTTGGCGCAGAAGAGGCTATGACAGCTGATCAAGTTGTATGGTCTGAGCAAGGTCGTTTACATTTATCGTACACAGCTACAATGACTACTAATAACGGTGGTATCAATGGCGGTGATGGTGGTAAAATTACTATTACTGATCATATCGATACTGGCGCTACTTATACAGCTGGTTCTCATGGTATCAGAGTTAACGACACTGTTATCATAGCTAACCCACAGGCTGTTATTAAGGCTCTAGTAACTGAAATATCTGGTGATATTCTTGAAGTAGAACCTTACGGTGTTGCTGATTGTTCAGCTATCACTAACTCAAGAACAGACTTAGTCGTATTAGTATACGGTTCTGAGTTTGCTAAAGGAAGTACTTATAATTCAGATGCTGCTGCGGCTACTGATCGAAGAGGTTCTAACGAACCAAGTTTCAAGTCTTATAGCAACAAACCAATCATCTTAAAAGATTACTACGAAGTTTCTGGATCAGATGCTTCTCGTATCGGTTGGATTGAAGTTTCTACTGAAAATGGTCAGTCAGGTTATCTTTGGTATTTAAAAGCTGAAGCTGAAACAAGAGCTAGATTCTCTGACTATGTGGAAATGGCTATGCTAGAAGGTGAACTAGGAGTTGGTGGTACAGATGACACTGCTGATTTCTTAACTGCAAATGGAGATAGTTCAGGTACTCAAGGTTTATTCGCTGCTATTGAATCAAGAGGTAATGTTAGTACTGGTATTACTGGTGTTAACGCTGCTACTGATTTAGCTGAGTTTGACGCAATGCTTGCTGAGTTTGATCGCCAAGGCGCTATTGAAGAAAACATGATGTTTGTTAATCGTTCTACTAGTCTGGCTATTGACGATATGCTTGCTTCTATGAATTCTTACGGTGCTGGTGGTACTTCTTACGGAGTATTTGATAATTCTGAAGATATGGCTTTAAACTTAGGTTTCTCTGGGTTCAGAAGAGGTTCTTATGACTTCTACAAGTCTGACTTCCGTTACCTAAACGACAAAGCTACTCGTGGTGGTATTAATGACGCTGCTGGAGCTAACGCTATCAGAGGAGTTGTTATCCCAGCTGGTATGTCTTCAGTTTACGATCAAATCGTAGGTGCTAGCGTGAAAAGACCTTTCTTACACGTACGTTATAGAGCTTCACAAACTGATGATCGAAGAATGAAATCTTGGATTACTGGTTCTGTTGGAGCTGCTACATCTGCGTTAGATGCAATGTCTGTTCACTTTTTATCAGAAAGATGTTTGATCACTCAAGGTGCTAACAACTTTATGTTATTGAAATAACATTATTAAAAGTCGGGACTTCGGTCCCGGCTTTATTTATTAATTTTTATTATATATTATATTATGGCAAAAAAACAAACAACAAAGGCTGAAGTAGAACAATCAAAAGAAAACACTACAGTCGAACTAGATAACCTAATGCGTTATGAAAAACCAGGAAAGGATAAAGTTAAACCAACTTGGGAAGTAAAAGATAGAGTTTATTATTTAAAAAATAAAAGAAAACCTTTATCGTATTCTATAAGATCATCAAATATATATTATTTTGATGAAGAAAAAGGTTACGAAAGAGAGTTAAAGTATTGTCAAAATCAAAGAACTCCTTTTGTTGATGAAATGAAAGGTGATCAAAGATTATCTCATATTGTTTTTAGAGATGGTATTTTATTTGTAGAAAAAGAAAAAACAGTTTTACAAAAACTTTTATCATTATATCACCCTCATAGAGATAATATTTTTTATGAATATAAACCTGAAGTAAAAGCCGCTAATGAAATAGAGGTGTTAGAGTTAGAAGCTGATGCTATAATAGCAGCAAGAAACATGGACATTGATATGGCTGAGGCTATAATGCGAGTTGAATTAGGTTCTAAAGTATCTAGCATGAGCTCTAAAGAACTTAAAAGAGATTTGCTAGTATTTGCTAGAAATAATCCTACTTTGTTCTTAGAATTAGCTTATGATGATAATGTTCAGCTTAGAAACTTTGGG